GTCACGGTGCGACGGCCATTAGGCTCAATGACAATTGCCTGACGCCAGGCTATTTCGATATCTGAGTTTCGCGGCATAACTTCACCTCCTGAGAATACTGTTTTTATATACAGTAGATTCATTGAGAGATATGATCAATACAGGTTCCAGCTATCGATCAGGCACATCGACGTAACATAATGATTCTTCTGAACCTGGCAGGTACTTATAGGCAGTCTTCACCTTTCCCCTCATCACACTCCTGATGACGATTGGACCTCCTTTCCTCATGGTGAAGTAGTAACCGCATAAAAAAAGGCACCTATTAGGTGCCTTTTTAATATACTTTCTTAGCAACGAACCAAGAAAGCCCAAGCCTCGTAGCCATAATCATGCGCATCAAGGACTTTTGCGGATTTCCCGCGAACCTTACGGTAGCGACAGAAGACCCAGCGGAATCCCTTCGGAGCCGCTTTTGAAACAACTGACTTTAAAACTTCCCTTCTCTGGACTCACGGTTGAAGTATTTCATTAAGAATGACTAATTATAACAGTTGGGCACATCAAATAAGCGATACCCAAGATCATTAAGGTTGTTACTTCTTATATTCTTAGTTACTTTATCATTATGACAAACCCAAATTGGCTCTCCAGAATCATATGAATCATTCTCATACGCAATAAAATAAACAGTTTCCTCAGAAGCAGTTAACGAGGAATACACTTTAGCAAAATTATACTCGGCTAATGTCGAAATGAAAGCTGCCGTTCCATCACCGTCAGAAGCTTTGCCAACGCATTTATATTCTTTATTGAACGCCAGTCCCTCACAAGACATCCATCCCAAGTGAAAACCATTGAATGAAATAATCTTCACACCATATAATGCAACTTCGACAAATCTAGATAGCTGACTACGAACCCCCAAAAAATCCCTATTTGTTTCAGGTATTTTTGAAAAAGATAAGGCTCCAATAGATGTTCCAGAAAACACTAAATTTGTTCCTGAAGAATCAGTATAATTAAAATCACCATTACTATCTACAAAAACGCTAAAGTTTCCGTATTCCATTCTAAAATATTCAACAGAGAGTTCTCCTCGCCCAGGAAAGTTTAATTTAAGAGCGATATCTCGCTTAGCCCTCCTTATCTCCACCCTAGACATAATTGATTGGATATCATATTCATCAATTTCTTTTTTAAAGATATTTCTGTTTATGTAAGCACAAGGTTTTTTATCTTTATGATAGAAGATAGCACACGTTTTAATCGGTGAATTAGGTCCATCGCTATTCTCAAACCACAAGATGGGCTTCCCATAGAGACTAATTGCGGCTTGTCCTATGTTCAATTTATTGACAGCACCGCTCCCAAAAGCATTACTCCCAAAATAAATTTTTGATGTTTCAGTTTGGTGATACATGCGAGAGGAGACAGCACCTTCCCTTTTGTTATACGGTTGGCGTTTAGCATCCCAGACATCATCCTTATGAATTCTATAATGACTAACATCATCATGATGGGTGCCACACAATAGAGTCATTTTACTTGCATCATGACTCCTTGCCTCATGAAACTCAGGGTCTATATGTTCATAATCAGCGAAAAGCGCCCCACAAATAACACATCCATACCCTGCTTCTTCTCTAATCAACCTCGCTATACCAGCCTCAACATACCTACTCAGCCCATACTTATTAATTTTTGACATTATAATCCCCTTATTCTATCATGACCATGCAGCAACTCCAATGCAACTGAAAAATTCAGCAAGTCAATGTCCTTTTAAGTTATTGATGACATAGTTGGGTTAACTCTTTTTTTGCTCAGAAATGCCACCTCCACATATTTGTAAAGAACAGGTGCCGTTACTGCCATTAATAAAACAGACGCTCCCTGCCACAAATACATGCCATAATCATATAGGTAATGTTTTGAAATAAACTGAAAAGCGCCGTGATTCAGATAAACACTAAAACTAGTCACCCCGAGAAGTTGAAGTGCTTTGGTAGTAAGCAGTCCAAAGATAGAGAAGCCGCTCGCTATTGAAAGAAATATTGGCGTTAGTGATATCGCAACAACCGGATTGTATATATGCCTTATCACAACAAGGCAAACCGCAAATAACATAACCCCTAAAAAAAACATGATTACCTGATTTTTCCCCGATATTTCTCTCTTTGACAGAATTGCCGTCATAAATCCAGATATAAACAATGTCATATAAGAAGCGCTTTTTTCATCGAAAAACCCTACCAGCCACAGCATGAAAACCAGAGAAAAAAGACCAAACATGACAAGAATCTCACTCTTGAAATAAGACAGCAACATCATGAGAATGGGAACAAAAACATAAAGCCGCCATTCCCATATCAAGGTCCAGAGGATACCGGAATTAACAGGCCCCATCTTAAACCCGCAGACATCTCCGCCAGAAACAAAATCTAGTGGCGTAGGAATATACTTAAATACCCCTAAAGAACAAACTGCATTATCATTATTAACAATAACCAGCCCGAACATTGCAATCAATAATGAAAAAATAACAGGAGGGTAAATTCTTAACAACCGCCCTTTAAAAAAAGGGATTAAAGGCTTTTTAGATGCAGCAACAAAGTAAAACAAAAAACCTGAAATCATAAAGAACAATGCAACAGGCAGATGCCCAATGAGCATTACAATTGCTTTTACGTTAGCGCTCAGATAATCAGTTGACCAAAAAAAATCATCACTACCCCCGTCCCTCCAGAAAAAATGATGGAAGATAACCAGAGTCGCACAAATCCCTCTTAAACCGTCCATCGTTCTGTATTTATACGTATTTTCTGTTACCCCTATACGCTTACAAACAAAATAATTACCGTAGACCATGACCAAAAAAAGCAATGAGTATATGATAAAAGTCACACAAAAACCCTATCAGAAAGACACTGAAATTATTAAAAAAGGTAAATTATCATAGACAATTTACCCCTTCAATAACTAACTATTGCAGTACCTTCTGTTACGCCCAGACGTTCGGTATCATACTGTAAAACTTCCCTCCCCCCTGGTACACAAATTCGTACACTGAGGTAGTGCCTGCAGGGGCTTCCGTTGCGGGAGTGTAACCAAAAGTGAAGTTTGCCGGATCAAAGGTTACTGCATGCCCGCCGACAGAATCCTGGGTTACCATCACAGCTACTCGCGCCCCTGGTTTCAGCACGCTCCACTCAGCAGTGGACTGGGCAATAGTGACATTCTGTGTAATACCGTTAACGTGCCAGACATTACCCCTGTCAAAAAGTGGATGGTAGACTGCTGCCGTTGCATCATTCGCCGCCTGATAGTTCCTCCAGTCGGATTCAGGAACCCAGCCAAAATGACCGTATTTCAGCCTGTTCTCTTTCTGACCGCTCACTGCATTTGTCAGTTCCTCACCTGCTTGCGGAGCTGTGGCAAAGGCCAGAGGCAGCAGGTTCCTCTTATCGTATGAATGAATAACCGGGTCAACATCCCCGGCAACCGGGGATTCTGCAGTAGGAATGGCCAGTGAGTTAACCAGAGTGAAATTACCACTGGTCGTTTTCATTAACTCTGACGATCCTTCGACACGAGCATAGCCGTCTATATGTAACGTGGTGTTATAACCCAGGAAAATGGGTGTCAATTTCCCCGCCCCTGGCGTAAGCACTTCGCCGCTGAAACCAATTTTCCATTTCCCTGCGTATAATGTGAAAAGACGGTTAATGTCGTATGCACGCAAACCGCGAGCATTAATATCAATATGGTCCTTTTTCCAGGGAGCTACGGTTTTAGATGTCCGGATGAGGTTCGCAAACCCTTCAAAATCCAGCCCTGACACATCAATCACATCATTCATTCCATTAAGGAACATCACCACGTAATTTGCGGAAGGCGCGGAAATTTTCCCGCTGAGCTTGATCCGGCTGGTTTTGTTTGCTGCCAGGGTATCCGTTGCTCCATTGCTGTAAATAAATCCGGAATCGAGGGAGGGGATAGAGAGATTGCCGACATGGATATCGACGGAATCTGTTGCTGCCGCGCGGCCCAGTTGCAGAAACCGGGTAACAGCAACATCCGGTGTTTTTAATCTGACGTTGCGTACGATGAGAGACTTTATTGCAACATTATTTCTTGATGAATCACCAACAGCAATGTCCCACCCGCCAGTCGATTTATGAGAAATAACATACTCATCAATGACCACAGAATCTGTTTCATCTGCTGTCAACCTTAACCCGGAACCAAGCTGGACAGCGCAATCAAACAGGCCTATTTTCAGCGTCCCGATTGCTGTATATGTCAGGTTCGTATCCCAGATCGCTTTTATCGCATCAGTCTGCGTCAGTCCGGTAATCTCACCAATATTGATATTCCAGAATCTGTACGGCGCATTTCCTGTGATTTTAACCGCACATAATGCATTCTGCGGATTCAGTTTGTCACACGTAATGTCGTACCCGTGTCCGCGACTGATTTCATAATGCGCAAAATCACCGCCGGTTAGCGCGAAAATGTCGTCTCCCCCTGCGCCGGCGATCGTTTTGATATGTACACCAACATACGGGGGCATGAAGTGCAGACCATCTGAATAGTTATCGATGTTCGCAAACGGCACGACGAAATTACGCACATTAGCAATCAGCGCTGAATATTTTCTCATGCGCCGAATTGAGTTTATGTACAGACTGCCATTCATAATGCCGTGAAAAATCATCCCCATGAGATAAAGTTTCATGGTGTCAGACGGCTCGCCACCGGCTTTCAGTTGCGTGCACTTCCCGTCGAGACGGCCATAGATTTCTACGCTGATATTTTCGTCAGCTTTAAAGCAAAATAAGCCATTAGCCCAGGTGTCATAAGTGGCGGATGTTCCTTTCGGCAGGTTGTGTGCCTCTGCCACAAAATTATCGTCATCAGTTACACTGACAACTTTCATAATGCCATCGAAACCGAATTCAACTGCTCCGTAAAAAGCCGCATAATCGCCAGCAGAGAAACCATGTCCTGTGCAGGCAATATTGAGGTATGCCTTCAGACCACTTGAGCTGACGTTGTCTTTCCACGGGTCGCTGTAGCTGGTTGAAACCGTCATACTGGTTACTGTGTGACGGGTATTACTGTATGCCGCGTTCCTGAGGAATGGCCCCCACACAGAATTAATATCTTTTTCCCAGGTCACTCCATGGCCAATGACTAGCCGGGTATTGCTGCGAATTGTGCTTGTAGAACTGTAATAATACGTACCAGGATTCAGGCACAGAATAGTACCTCTCTTTTCCAGCGCAGCCTGTAATCTGGCTGTATCTGTAGCCGGACTGCCAGAGGGGCCTGGCATCACATGAACAACAGTATCAGCAGCGTCAACAATCGTCATGACGTCACCGCTCATGACACCAGCAAGCAAACGCCATTGTGAACCGTCAAACGTTGATGTTGTGGTAAAGGGTACCTTGTCAGCTACTGCCGCATAGGTATTCCCGTTATATGTGACAGTAAAGCGTGTGCTGCTGACGGACAAACCAGAGCTGAACGGCGCTGGCGGTAGGTAACCGAGCCCGGCCAGAACAATGGCAGCATCATTTGCAGTTTGCGTGACCGTAGAATTAATATCCTGAATTGCAGCCTGGGCAGAGGCACTGACTACGCTTTGGGAAACCGCTGCGCTGTGCGCAATATTATCAATCTGCTGATCAGCATGCTCTTGCAACTCAGAGATCGAGGTATTTGCAGCAATTGATACTGACTCAATAGATTTCTGAATAAGTCGCCATGAATACAGTGGGTCTCCACCGCGGTCAAGTACAATGGCCTCGGGGCCATTGACCAGCTTATCCAGACGCTCAGCGTTATCAAGCAGCACAGCGGGAGACGTGCTCCCCAGCTCCGGGTTAAAGGCCATGTTTTTTGCTCCAAAAAAGGCGTTCGCCCAAACGAGGGTTTGAGCGAAAAGAGTTAATTAGGGGAATTTGTGGTTTTAGGCGACGTCGCCGGGGTATGTGGCGTCGTCGTAGTCATAAAATTCAGCACGGTATTGCCGGGCCGTTATCTCGCAGGTTCCATCGTCCTGCGGCACTATCTCGGACACAATGGCGTGATACAGGTCGCTCTCAGAACTACAGAAAATTAACCGGGGAGGCTCAATTATCGGATCATCCAGCAGGATATCGGCGAACTCAGATTGATACGGGACGGATACCTGATAGTTGTCGCCTGTGGGTGATGCTTCAAACAGCCGTGATGCTTTTCCATCCTGATAACGCAGATAGACGCGTGGATTTGCAAAAGTCCAGTCCAGCGGCTCCGACACATCGAATGTGGTCACCCCACCAGCAGTAGTCATCGACTCAATCAGACACGAAATGGTGTTGCTGCCAGGGATATCATCGGTCAGCACAATACGATCCCCGACGTTGTAACAGAGCGCGTCCAGTTCCGTCGTCGTTTTATGCGTCATGCGCTGCAGCTGGTATTTTCTCAGTCGGCGCATACCAATCTGGTATGCGTGATCAGGATTGCCTACCCCATCAGCCCGGTATGCCTCTATTTTCAGCGGCGTTGGGTTGCCAGGCAGACGGCATTGCACCGTCTCTTCTGCCCAGGTCGATCCGTTGATATAGGTTACGTCAACACCATCGTAATCATCGTCAGTCACCGTAACGAAATCGGTCTGCATCTCGGATACCATCTCATGAGGGGTGATAGCCCCGGTCCAGGGTTTAACACCTTCACGACCAACTGATGCAACAGACTGGGTATTTAGCAGAAAATAACTCTTTCCGGCTGCAGCGATTTTCTGAAGCATTTCCAGCGCAGAAATACTGTCACCGGTGGCAAAATCGAAATACTCGCCGTTCGGGGTCCAGTAGGTCTGCTCCAGGGCATCTATTGCCTCAGTATCCATTTCCATACCAAGAGAACGGCCGACGTGATAAAGCGCACCAGAGATACTACGGGCTACGCCAGAGTCATAAATGCGCGTGGCCACAACGTTTACGCGCCGGTCAGACTGAGCCGCCAATTTGCCCCCCGTCTCAACCGTAACCCCCATCAGGGTGACGCCAGCATAGGATGTTGGCCGAGCCAACAAGCGACCACGCAACGCTTGCCAGTACATCGAGTCACGCGCGTTATTGCTACCCTGCTCATTGCGGCGGCGGCAGCGCACCTCAACCAGCCCAGGAGAAGAGAGATCAAAACGCTCTGTAAAACCCAACCCGTTGATATTTTTAAGCGCGTAAACCCCCTGCCTGCTCGTCCAGCCAGAGCCAGATCCATAAACACGGTACTGTATTTCCCACTCACAATGCCTGATGCGTTTTTTGCCTTTGCTGTCGAATCCGCAAATGCCAGACGGAAAGGAGAAATTCACCTCGAAAGCGTCCACCACTTCAGATTCCGGGCAGGCAAGGAACGGCCCCATCCAGGTATTGTTGTCGCTGATCCCTGTAGCCTGATAGTCAATCATCGTGCGGGGTGAGAAGCCAGACCAGGAAGGATCAACCACTCCATCAATCAGCCGCTGAACCATTGCGGTCGTACCGTCCGCATCCGCAATGCGGTACTCGTTGCCACGGTGAGCCAGCGCCAGGCGTTGTGTTCCCTCCGGTATCCCGGAAAATGCCACTCCGGTTGCACTCCCATACGCCAGCGTAACGTTAGCAGTTATTGCCGGACTGCCTCCGCTGGACGCGGTGCCGGAGGTAAATACAGGACTGTCGCCAAAAACGGCTACCGGGAGCGATGATGAGGTAATGTTTCCGCCGAGCCAGGGGCTTGATGCCTCAGCAATCAGCACAACACCGCCACTATCCTGCGCCAGTAATCCTGATCCGGTCAGGCCCTCGTTTATCGCCATCAGCAGGCCGGACATATTCACATAGTCCGCAATGAGGGAAATGGTGTATTCATGTCCCTGCCAGGTGATCGTAAAAGTCTGGCCGGTACCGGAGTAATCATATGTTGATGGGGAGGCATTTGCTTTCAGGCTGGCCGCGTTTCCACCCGCCCCCGGTATCGCGTCCTGTTTTGCCGTATAAGTTGCAATAACCAGTTCATATTCAGTGCCGTTGATTTCCAGGGTAACCGGCATCCCCGGATAGGGATTAATTTCACCCAGAGAGTTACTGGCGAGAACGCTATATCCCGACGAGGTTGAAACCAGAAAATTCATCGGTGCGACGATCGTAACAATGGCCCCCTCAACCCACGACTCAGGCAACGCATTGCCTTCATCGTCATCATCGTTGCCATCATCCAGCCCGTTAAACGTCACGGATGCGCCAGAAACGGTCATACTATCGGCGTTGATATCTGTCGAATCTGGAGAGGTCTGCGCCATATCAAGCCCACTCCCGCTGGAAGTACCACCTACCTCTGTCGAGTTGAACCAGTTTTCACTTCGCCGATCTCCTGAAACATCTGCTCCAGGTGAATAAACGTTGTAACTGAACGAGTCCCCTAATGCTGAAATAGGTGTTGAACCCACACGGATATCACCATTCGTAAACGCGAAATTCCCCTTTCCAAGGCAAACCATCATTTCGACGGTCATTCGCGTTGGATCATCAGGATTAAAGCGCGTCACTGGCTGTACGACATAATCTGGATAGATACGGCAACGGCCAAACACTTCGCGGATTGGGTCTCCAAGTTTCGCCTGGTTCGCTTTGGCTGGGTTTAAATCCAGCCCCAGACCACTGGAGGATGAATAGCCGCCTTTATCCATGTTCGACATGGTGATCAGCACATACACAGCCGAGGCTGCAGCGATGGCCGCCGCTGCCCAGGCAGCGATAGCAGTTGCCGTCACTCCCTCACCAGGGATCGGGTAAACTTTTACATCGCTCTCAGCACTGATAAAGCATAAAGGCCATTCTGCCGGTGGGACCGGCTTACCATTCACCTCAAACGTAACACGCTGCACCATATCGTTACGGTAGTTATCGACATGCTGGAGCATCCAGTCATGTATGGTCGTATCCCTGTGTTCATGCGTCTCCAGCGGTTCGCCAGGCAAACGCGACGGGTAAAGGCGGATTGTCACTGGTAATACTCCACTTTCAGAAACTGACGTTCAAAACGCGCCAGGGGAAGAATGGTCACGTTGCGCCGGGGATTGCATTCAATAACGTAAAGCGCTCCCTCCATTTCGACGACAACACCAAGGTGGCCGATCATATTTCCCATATAGCAGGCGGCAACCGCACCGTTGCACGGCTTGCAGGGAGTCAGGTCACGCGAAAAACTCTCGCAGACTTCCCCCATTTCAGAGCTTCCACGCTCTTTAATCACCGCCTCAAACGCGGGCCATTCAGGCAGCCCCAGGTCCCGGCGGACCTCATGTACAATGCCGTAGCAGTCGAGAACAGGAAAAGTGCGGCCGCCCATCTGCCAGCGGACAGTCAGGTATTTGTCAATGTTGAGCATAAGGAACCTATCGGGAGTAACGGAGACCCTGGAAGTACGTCAACGTGTATCTGTCACGTGGCCAGGCATAATCGAGCATATTTTTAAATCCGGCGGTGACGTTTACAGTAAGCGGAGTCCAGGAGCCTCCTTTAACCGGCATGACGTAAGGCGGCTCCGCTGGCGCGGTAAGGTCAGTGGAAATGTATTTCCTGAATGTGATGCTGGCAGTGGATATGGCATCAATGACCTTGCGAATAGCCGTGGATACAACACCGTCGATGTTGCACAGCATAAACTTCAGGTCCTGCGTCCCGTCTTCGTTTCTGGCAGGAAGGGATAGGACAATGGCACAGGCAATAAACGTTACGGTTTCGCCCCTCTCGGTAACCGCCGTAATGTCCTCGTACCCCTCACACAGATAATGTGTCTGGCCGCCAATATCGATCTGCAACGTACCAATGATGACCTCCGACCCGGAGGACGCATAAAGGCGGTTAATCGCTGTCATGCTTAGGCCACTCCCTGTTCAGAGCTATATCGAGTAACGAACTCCCCACAATCCACTCCGGATATTCTCCCCAGCCAACCGCCGCCAGCGGCCGTTCCCATAACTCAAGGGATGCTGAATACCGCCAGTACAAGCCTCCTTCAGGCGTAGGCCCCTCATAAATATCGTTAAACCTGCAAACGTAATTTTTTTGCCCCACTGGCGTCAGTAGCGGCATGTTAAACCAGGCGCTGCCGTCTTTAAGAACATCCCGGTACCATGCCTCAAAAGCCTGGGCCTGCGCGTCAGTAAAAATCCAGGCTACATCTGTTTCCGTAGGAACAGAGGTATAGCCACGCCGTATTCTTTTACGCCCCGTTACGAGCTCGGTGATTTTTACCGGGGATTTCGGCTTCATTCCAAAGCCGTCTTTCAACGGCCCAGGGAGAACATCAGCGGGGTAGTAAAGTGTCGTGGTGATTGCCATCAGCGAATTTTCCTCCCCGAGTTGGTTTTCACCATAAGTGCCCTGTGTAGATCACCTTGCCCGGTAGTCACCGAGTTGACAGCTTTTCGGTAACCGCGCTCAGCACCTTCAGCAGCGGCTTTGCGCACGAGGGCTACTGTCGCATCGGACGGGTTGCCATTAATGGGGATATTGATTGTGGGCGAATAAATCGCGCCGCCCCCTGTTGACTGGTTTGCTACTCGATCCAGAGTGGCATCCAGTTTTGCGCTGGTTTTAGCTGTCGTAACTCGCTCACCTTTCTGCAGGAGCCAGGTTCCAGTTTCGGGCACAGAGTCGATACCGTCATGAGCCTGGCCCTGAAGCGCCGATCCGATAGCAGTCATGAACACACCAGCAGCAGCTGCCGCAGCTATTGCTTGGGTTGACGCCACCACAGGCCCTACATAGGGAACACCAATCCAGGCAGTGAAGGCACTCAACGCTGCCATTGCTACCTGTGCAGCCGCATATTGCAGTAATGCAGCCCCAACAGATTGAATGAATGTCGCCGCAAAGTCCTGAGCGTTTAATTTACCGGTTTCCGCCCAGTTAATTACCATATCAGTTAAACTACTAAACGTTTGGGCACCTACTTGCTGCATATTTGCATATAGGTTTGAATATGCAGCGGCTTGATCTGATATTCCAGAAACGAAACCTGCAACACCATCGTTTTGTAACTCATCTAACTTCTTATAATGTTCCTCTTGAATTCTTAGCCTTTCATTCAGCGAGTTTTGAAGCGCTTCTTTCTTTTTATCGTATAGACTTTTATCAATATCTCCAGACTGAAATTGATTTAAAATCTCTTCCTGTCGAGAAGCAAAATCTTGCTGAATGTCATTATTATCCTGCATGCGTGAACGTTCACGACTACCAGAATAACGGCCTACTATTTGGTTATCAAATCCTTGGCGGACTAACTTATTCTGTCTTTCGAGATCTGAAACATACTCAGCTATTTTCGCATTTTCCTGATTAAGCCGTAACTCTTCCTTCTTGGAATCAAGGATTTTAGCCGCAGTTCGAAGTTGTTCCTTCTGCCCTTCTGATAATTTTTTCAGGTTTCCGCTGGTTATATCAAAATTAATCTTCTCCAGTTCGGTTACTTCTGCAGTTTTTTTACCTGTTGTTTCAATTAGAGCGGCCTGCTTTTGTAAATCAAGCAGTCTATTTTTGAAAGCATTGTCAGTAGGATTGCTTTTTGGTTTTGTTTTTGGCTGGTTCTGGTTAGACTCCCCTTTGCCCAACGAAAAATCATTATCTTTAGAAGTGTCAATGCCAAGATCAGAAAGTAGAGATGTGAGCCCTTTCGCTCCTCTATCTACCTGCTCCGGAGTCATGCTTGACTTTATCGCGCGAAGAAATTGAAGACGTTTAGTTAAAAAGTCTAATTCGTCTTTTTGTTCCTTACTTTGATTCCCTCGTTTGTTAAGGAATTCAATGCGCTGTGCAATATCACTTTCATCAGCAGCGTTATAATTACCAGATACAGCACCGATACGAGAGCGGGTATAAGTTGCAATGGCCCCCAGGCCACCAGCAATACGCCCCACAACCCCGGCAAGGCTTATGGCTTCACCAACCAGGTCTGATAGCCCCTGAAGAACAGCAGGATCGGTGAAGACGTCACGAATATCATCAAGCCCATCCTGCAATGGTGTAAGGTCAACCTTAGCCAGCCCCGAAGCAATTTCCATTTTAAGGCCGCGGGCGCTAGTCTCTATGTCCTGAAAGAACTGATTAACCTTAACAAGGTTATCAATATCTTCTTGCGGTGGAGCGACACCAAAATCTTTTGATAGCTGGATAAACTGTTTCAGCTTTTCGTTGTTGTTATCGAACAACGGCAGCATTTTTGACAGATCATTACCCAGACTTTCGAGAATATTTGTTTTCCCGGCCTGAGTGGGGATTTTCTGTAATGCTTCACTGATTGCCATCAGCTGCTTATCTGGGGATTGTTGAGCCAGCTTCTGAGCTGAAAGCCCCAAAGTATCTAGCGCCTGAGCAGCCTCACCTGATTTATTCAGGACCGCATCGCCGACCTTATCATTAATGTCTTTGAAAATATCGGCTATGTTGTCACCGGTTAAACCGGCTTGTTCAGCAGCGTATTGCCAGGATAACAAATCCTGGGTGGACATTTTAAGAGATTTTGCCCAGCGATCAGCTTCTGTAACCTGCTGTGCAGTATTTTTAACAATGGCTAACCCAGCAGCACCAATGCCAACAGCTGCTGTAGCCGCCGCAGCCCCAACAGCAATGATTGACGAACTTACCTCTTTAGCGTCTTTTTTTACCTGGTCGCGCCACTTCTGAGAAGATCTTTCGGCTTTATCCATGCCCTGAACAAATCCACCTACTTTAGCGATCAGGTCGATTGTTAACGTACCGAGGGACTTGCCAGCCATTCAATTTTCTCCAGGCAACAAAAAACCCCGCCGAAGCGAGGTTTTAGTTTGTTTATATATTGGTTAAAATTATTTAACTTTTCCCGTATAGCCCGCATTCACTTGAGCATCAGCGGAATCTATTTTTCCATGAGAGTAAAAAATAGTATGTGCTTCAGCACCTGTATATCCACCATAAGAGTTTTTAGCATTAATGGTTATTGGAATAAGCCATCCATATCGCATAGCCCCTCCTGATTCAGCTAAAATGCCATCCTTAAACCATGCTTTCTCTGGTGTACCAAAAGTATAATGAGCAGAATATGGGTCTTTTAACATCCTTCCCCACCAATCCTTTATCTGCTGCTGATAGTTATCCGGTAACACCCCATAATCAGCCGAATGCAACTGAACTTGGCTAGGTGGATTTGCTGCGCACGCAGTTAACAATAATGCAAATAACATAATCGCTATTTTCTTCATATCCCTATCCCAGTGGTTATTGTTGTACTGATGATAGTGATCACTGCAGCGATTTAAAAGTCATCAATGCCAACTTTTCATAGCTTCTTCCAGAGATAATGGCGCTTCGTTGATGTGCGGTGCAAAGTCACTTACCTTGAACGGCGGCGTGTTTTTTGCCTTATTGATGTTAGCCAGGACAGACGCCACCAGCGACGCCCCCCACTCGGTACGCATCATGATATTGAGCGGTCCGTACTTCTCACGGTACTTGAGCCAAACCAGAAATTCCCTGCGACTCATCCGCTCCTGAGCCTCTGCGATGGTGCGGCCGCCGATGCCATTCATCACCAGTTCGCACCAGAATTCATCCTCGCCGGTTAGCTCGTAGTCTTTCCCAGTTCGTTTACATCATGAATTGCAGCCAGGAGGGCCATAACAATCGGACCGTCCAGCGCCCCACGATCCGGGGTAGCAGTTCCAAGAATGTCAGCCGCGGTAAACACTGGGGCGCCGTCCTGATCGCAAATATGCGCCGCAATGCGCTCAGCAATCGGGTCCGATTTCCCGTTATACGCCAGCAGTTCAGCTTTAGTGGTGTGGTAGCCCATCGGGCGCACATAGACGGTTGCGATATGCTCTTTCCCGTCACGGCCTTTCCACTTAATTTCTTTTTCCACGGGACGCCCGGTAAAGGCACCGGTTTCTTTTAACGTATCGAGAGTAAGTTGCATTTCAGCTCCTGAATAGAAAAGCCCGGATAACCGGGCATATTAATTACGCTGCGGCCTTAGGCACCCATACGGAAGAGCCAGACCGCTGGATCGTGGCGGAGGTCGTCACAACAGCGTTACCCTGAAAATCAAACGGGAAGTCGGAAACGTAACCCTGGAAAATGAACCAGGTGCGATCCGATGGCAGCACCAGGCCATCAACAGCATCCTCAGCGCCAGGAGCGGCGGCTGTCGGGACACTGGTTCCATCTGACCAGCCAACCGCAAAAGTTAACGGCGTCTGGTCATTCGCTTCAGCGAGGCCATGCAACATAATGTGGCTGGCGTTCGTCGGATCAGCGTTAAGCCCGACGGTTGCGGCCGCAGGCGTTTTAAGCCCCTTTTTGTAGGTTCTGGAATCCCGCTCACTCAGACAGGTATCTTCAATCTGATCGGCAGGGTTCCCGCCGGGGTTGAAACTGGTGATGCATTCAACCTCGCTGACCACGCCAGACTTGAGCACAAAAAACTGCGTGCCTTGCGTTAATACAGACATGTTTTGTCTCCATAAAAGAAAAACCCGCACAAGGCGGGTCAGTTTGGGGTTGTTGGTTATCTGGTCGTTATCCAGTCAACATCGAAGGAATAGCGGTATCGCATTGTTTCAGGATCGCGGCTTTGTTCACCCCATCGGGTGATATAGGCCTTGCCCTCAATTGCGTCACGCAAAGCGCGGGCAACGGCGATCACATCGGTGTCAGTATCACCATAGACATCAACCTGCAGAGAATAGTGATCTGCATCTGGCCGCTGGTTTAGATAATTTTCAGGGAAGCCACCTACGTTTTGCCAGACTGCGTAGGGATAAACGATATTGTCGTCCTGCATACCGAACGGATAAAGCCGCACGGGAGTAGAACCTAACAAATCCCTGACTGCCTGGCTGGCTGCGCAAACTGCAAATATTGGAGCAATCATACCGGAGTTCCTTTTTTAGCCGCTCGTCGTACAGCGCGATCGATGGACTTTTCCAGCTCCAAAGCAAAAACGTTAATCACATCGGCATCGACCCCATTCAGTGCAGGCCTAATTATTGGCCTCGCTGCAGCATGTTCTGTGCCGAACTCCAGGAATCGCCAGTACCAGGTATCCCCGCCGGGATTACCTTTATCTCCGGCAGTGTTAAAACTTTTACCCGCCCTGCCTTTTCGGACATTGGCCTTTGTATTGGCGTATTGCCTGGCGCCGCCCATCACCCCGACACGAAACGTTGGATCGCCGGTTCTGCGAAATGCCTTGCTGCTGAAACTGACCACAATGTTATTGTAGATAGCCTCTTTGGTGAGAGGATCATCAACCCGCGCGGCATTATTGCGCGCTCTGTCCCTGATGACGTTTGCCGCTTTACGCAGCGCTGCACGACCGGATTTATCGCGAGTGACCTGTGAGACGGCATCCAGTTTCCCCAGGACGGAATCGAGGCCGGTCAGGTTTACTTCCACGCCATCAGCCATCGTTAGCCCCCTCTGAACAAGGCAGTGTCAGGTATTCCCTGCCGCTCCGTGGATCAGGTAAAACGCCCTCAATGTTGTAGATGCGGCCACGAAACAGGATCCGATGTTTGCGGGTAACACCCTCACGGTAACGAATCGTTATCCGGGTGGTAACTTCGCCCTGAGAGGCCTGGGCGGCGATAAACTCACGTGCGGATAAAGGAGCGACTTCGGCCCAAAGGGTTGCGACATCGCGCCAGGTATTAATTACGGCTCCCGTTATCGGGTTCTGTTCTTTGACCGGTTCCTGCAGGGTGATCCTGTGACGCAATTTTCCGGCCTGCATATCACCCCCTGGGTTTCCCACTCAGATAGGTTTGCTGCTCTGGCGCCTCTTCGAGATCGCCGGCAAGCGACTGGATAATCACATCGGACAGGGCGACGTTAGACTCAGCCAGGCGGTTTATCGCTTCCGTCTGCTCTCGCTGTGCTGCTGTTTGTTCTCTCAGCGCTGCAATCAGCGCGTTTACCAGTTGCTCGTTCATAGGCTATTTTCGTCCACTTTTTTAACCATTCACGCCGACGGAGACACCCTTCACAGGCCATAAATCACCTCAAAGTGGGATATATCGGTAGGGTTCAAGCAACGAAGTGAAGCCGAAGGGGATGCTCATTTTATTTACATCGGAAGCTTCTTCCCTGCTGTTGAACCAATGCCCAACAAGAAGCATCAGCGCCAGGAGGATATCGTCAGCAATTTTTAACCCGTCTGGATCGGTATCAGGCACAGAGTCTTCATGCAGTTTCCGATTAATGAAGTTCTCTGCGCGACGCCGAGCAGCTGTGAAATACAGCGTCAGCAGTTCATCTTCGGTTGCATCGTCAATATCGATCCGACACTGCGCCCGCAACATCTCAATCGTTGTGCTCATGTATTTTCCCTGGCCCGCAGCGAACTGCGGGCATAAAAAAACCGCCGGAGCGGTGGAGGTTGAAGCTGATTATTGCCTTAGCTGCCAGATGCCGGTTTACCCACCAGCGCCTTAATCGCGCCGGTATCTTCCAGTACGCAGTCGAAGCGGTGGAAGGCCAGGAAGCCAGTCTGATCGTACTCTGCGTAACGCTCAACCAGCCGTTTCAGCGTCATGTAAGTGACGCGACGAACGATAAAGCGGTTAAAATCGCCGAAGTAGGCAAATTTGGCACCAGCCGCGATATCAGGAATAGCCTGGTCAACGACATACGGCACCTGCAGAACAGTAGCAGGTGCGCCACCGATAATGTTCGGTAACCAGAGCGGGCGGCCCTGTCCATCCTCCATTTCCTCCACCAGCTGCAACGTTGCATCGTTAAAGGCCCAGCGCACCTTTGGACCGTTACGGTATGCCGGGTCGACAGAGTGCTTCAGGGCGTTCAGCTCTTTCCAGGTAAAGGTGGTCGCTGCTGCGGTATTTTTGGTGCCAGTTACCGACGCAGCCAGCCCTTTAGGCTGCAGCGGGGTGCCGGTGCCGGTCCCTAATACCAGATACTTCGCTTCACCACGTCCGATGCGAGTGGCGATACGCGCTGCCAGGAACGCCTCGATATCTACGCCGCTGTCCTGGAGCAGTTCATTGGATACGCGAATGATTTTAGAGGACAGTTTTTTAGCCCCCAGCGTTGCACCGCCGAAAGACACGTCTTCTTCACTGGTTTCAGTGTTTTCGCCCAGCAGTTCACCTTCTTCAGTGGTACCGTCAGAGGTTGCCCAGTCAATGTCCTGGCCGTTGGCGGTATTCAGAATTTGCGCCACACTGGCAATTCCACCGTAATCTTTCAGTGCTTCGACGATCTTATTGCGGAACTGGGTTGGTACGGTGTAACCCCCTTTTTCATCCGGCGTCGTGCCCTGTGCACGCAACTCCTTTAAAGCCTGGCGTTCTTCAGCGCTCATCTCGCCAAGACCACGGCGCAAAAACGCATTAAACGCCGCAGCACGGCGTTCGTTAGCCTGTGCTTCCGGGTTTGCTGGATCACGATTCTGCTGCTGGCGCTGTTCCGGCTCGTTTTCGTGGATATAGTCCTGATCCTGGCGTCGCAGTTCCTCTTCGCGTGCAATACGCTCATCAAGGGCGTCAAGCTCCGATTTTGCAGCGTTCCACTGAGTACGCTGCTCATCGGTCCAGGGTGTATCACCAATTTTGTCATGCAGGGCACGCATATCTTTGGCGATGATGTTACGTTTTTGCTTCATTTCATGCAGTTTCATGATTTTTCCTTACGCGTTAAGAAGGGTCAGCAGGCGCTCACGCGCCATTCGTTGATTAATGGCGTTCTTTAGCGCACCGCTGTCGCGCGCCTCCTGCCAGGCTTTCATCGATCGGACACCGGAGTCGGCCTCCTGATATGCGGGATAAGTCACCGGACTGACATCAAACAGCCGGGAAAACTTCGATATTTCACGAATAACGATCCCTTCATCGTCCTGGTACCAATTTTCACCGTCATGGGATACCCGGAAGGCAAAAGATGACTGGTTAATGTCACCGCGCATCATCGGCGCCAGCACCAGATCGCGGATAGTTTGCGTATCCGGCGCTGTAATGTCATAACGCAGGCCGCGCTCATCGACAGACAGGGATAGCGTCCCGGCAGCGCTCCGTCCGAGAATAAAGTTGGGGTCATGGTTAAACAGCCCGCGAATATCATCATTCAGCACATCGTCAAATGCTCCGGGCTTGATGATTTCACGGAATCCCCACAGGGGTTCAGAACGGCTGTTGAACACCGAGCCATAGCCCAGAATGCGGGTAGGTTCATCGGTGCGTTGCTCGGCTCTGACCTCCCCGCTGTAACAGCGCGTTTCACGGTCATTCATTGGGCTTTTCCTCGTCGGTTTTAGGTGCCTTAAAATCGTCTGCGGGGTTCGCGGCGTTAACGCTCACCAGCATTTCATCCAGGCCATCTACCGGATTCATGTCTTCGAAGGCTCGCGCTTCATTGCGGCTCATCCAGCCATCAGTGATCGCAAAGTGGTAGAACTGAGCACGTTCCTGCGGGGTCCCGCGTAGCAGGCCTGTCAGGTTAAACCTGACGTAATATCCGGCGGCCAGTTCAGCACGGGTGAACAGGCGGCGATTGAGTTCCTGTTCCCAGTTCGTTACCCATGGCATGATCGTGTAGCGGACAAACTGAATGGCCTGCTGCGTAATATTTGAGAAAGTGGCTTTTTCGAGATCGTTAATCATGTGCGCCGGTACATTAAATATCCCGGCAATCATCGACCGGTTCAGCTTCGACATATCAATGATCTGGGCATCAACCGGGGAAACGGTGAGCGCTTTGTAATCCAGCTCTGCCGGGAGAAGCATTGTTTTATTCTCCTGGCTGCGCAAAGCAGCTGTAGCTTTTTGCCACATGCTTTTTAAACGCCCCCAGCTTTCTTCATTCAGCTGGTTTTTCACCGAAATAATGCCAGCTGGTCGCGCATTGCCGTTGAAGAATGAGCTGGTATAAGCCTGCCCGCTCATCCCCATGCCTATCGTCTCGGCATGCTGCATTATTGGGCTAAGCCCCATCTTCTGGTTGTTACCCAGCGCCCGGATATGCACCATATCGTCGGGATTGACGGCAAACGCCCCCTCTTCGTTGTAAACGCCATAGGTATACCGACCACCCGTGTTAAGCAGTGTCGTTTCCCAGGGCATGCAGCATTCCAGCCCGGAAACTTCACCACGACGGGAACGCTTCACCCAGGTGTAACCATTCCCCCAGCCCAAAATATGACGCTGTTTTAACTCACGCCACTTATAGCTGGTCTGCCACATATTCGGCTCATCGTGAACCAGGTAAAACACAGGGTGATCGCGGGCAGCTTCAACCTTGTTATTGGTTTTCCGCATAACATGCAGCGGCATCTGAGCGATATTCGAAGAGATAACGTAAATACAGGCATACACCGCAGCCAGCTTCATCGCCGTTTCCGGGCTGACAAATACGTCTCGGGCAAACACGTTATCGGTTTCGGCCGATTCACTCGTGATCGGCGTGGCCGGATTTTCCAGTGGTTCACTGCGAAAAAGAGCATCAAGCAGCATTATTCCCCCTCATTGCCGCTAACAGCGCATAAATGAGTAGCAGGGTTCCCGACATCATCAGAGACATCGCCAGACCGAACTGGAGATACACGCCTGCAGCAAGCGAACCGAACCCGGTAAGCCCGATAACATCAGTGATTAGAGTTTTCATAGAAGTAAAAGGTCTTCGTCAGGATCGATAGTGGAAAGGAAGTCAACATCACCACCACCGTTAACAAGCAAGCGACTCATCGCAATAAACATCGCGACAGGACCGTCAATTTTGTTTTCAGGCGTGTCCTTGTTGGGGAAAATATTCTCGTTTTTGTCTGGTTTGACGGTGACGTTTGACATCATCCATGTCATCACCGGATTGCCATCGTGATGAAAACGCCCGGCGTAAATTTTCGCCTCGACTTCCTTCATTGCTTCAGACAGGTTTTTAACGGTCTGAGGGACTTCAACAATCGGTATGCCTTCAGCTGCTACCGATAAAGCAAACTGAGTGGCACTCCACGGGTCGTATGCAAACTCGTTCAGCGAGTCACCTCGCGCCCATTCGATCGTTTCCTCTTTAATTACTGCATGGTCAACGACATCGCCATCGGTAAACTCAAGGAATCCAGCGAGATTCCATTTTCTGTAAAGGTCCGCCTGCTGCTTGGAACAGGCTTCCAGCCGACCTTCAGGTATCCAGAATCTGGAGCGGACATAAACATCGCCATTTGGAGCAAGCCAGACTTTAACTGCAGCTGAAATATCAATTTTGTTGGAAAGGTCAACGCCGAGCCACATTGACCAGTTGGCCGATGTGGAGTCGTCCCAGTCGTCACGGCATTTTTCCCAGCGCGCCATATCCATCCATGCTTTTTCACCCTGCACCCAGATATTGAGATGCTTGGTAAAAAAACCGACACGCGCCGCTACCTGCTCTTTCGCCTTTTTTGCCAGGCGGCGCATATCGTCCCAACGCTTACATATTCCCAAGCCGGGATTTGCTTTCGGCCAGTTTGCCTCGTCGAAAGGATCATCCCCCTCATCCAGGGTATAAATCAGCGCAAAATAGCTGTCATCCTTAATTGAAAGAGGGTCGGGGTTATCGAAATTCTTCAGAATTTTAATCGCATATTCACGTTGTTCATAACAGATACCTTCTTTATTAAACCCAGCAGTTGTGATTGCGAAAATAAGGGACTGCAGACGTGCGCCGGTAGCTGTTTCGAGAACTTCCCAGACATCTCGGGTTTTATGTGCATGGAGCTCATCAACAATTCCGCAGTGAATATTCAGGCCGTCGAGGTTGTTCGCATCACTGGCTACAGGTTCAAACTTAGAGCCCGTCCGCTCCTGGTGAATATTCAGCTTATTACTGCCAAATAACCGCCCCAGAGTTTTCGGTGCCAGCTTAATCATGCGTTTGGCATCATCAAATACAATGCGGGCCTGATCCCGGGTTGTTGCAGCGGAATAAACCTCAGCGCCTCCCTCACCATCAGCGCCAGCCATATAAAGGCCGATTCCAGATGAAAGGGTTGATTTTGCATTCTTACGGGCTACTTCGTCATAAGCAGTACGAAATCGCCGTACAAACATGGGTTCGCCATCGTCGTCAAGAATGCTTTCGAACGTTATTTCATCTATCAGCGGGACGACAAAGCCAAAAAGGTTAATCAGAATGAACGTGTGCCAGTCCATCAACTCGATCGGCTTGCCGGTCAAGTGCCCCTTCACATGGGGGACGAAGTTATAAAAATCGAGAACGTGCTGGGCGCGGCCTTCATCAAAATAAACACCGCGCTCCGGGCCGTGCTCTAAATCATGAAAGAACCGCTGGCACGCAAGACGCACCAGTTCGCCAGCAACGATATCGCCAGATACCACGCGCTCGGCGTAGCGGAATCCATCTGCAACGGTTGCCATTCATCATTTGCGCTTTTTAAGAAATTCTTCCAGTGGGTCGGCTTCTGCCGGGCCTTTTGCACCAACCTTTGATCGGCTGGCAGGTGTCATGCCGAATTCGCTCAGCATCGCTCTGATCCGTTTCCACGCATCAGCCTTCATGACTGCTGCAGGGTGCGGTTTTATCATTCTGATTTCCCGCTCCCCTCCTTCATCTGAATCATCTTCGCTGTAGACGGCATAGGTGTAACCTTCACGATCAAGAGTGTCGCAGTGATGCCGGTATTCAACATAGGCTTCTATCAACAACTCCAGCGCTTTAGCATCAAGCGTGGTCAACACGCCGACGGCATCAAGTTCCTCACCAATACGCTTGAACCAGTACTTGCCCTGTTTATCGAAATGTTTCGGTATTGGGGGGACCCCTGACGGGGGTTTTGGCTCGTTCTTATTGATCGGGCGCTTGGATGGGTTCCCCTTCACTAAAGCCAGATGTGTCGGGGTTTTCGGTGGTCCTGGCATAATCGAAAACTCCTATTAATCATTGGATGGGGGACCCCAAAAAAAAGTTTTCTAACCTGCGGCGGTGTGAAAAAAGGTTAGGCGGCGGTCCTTTGGGCCTTTGCCGTCAGGGATTTGACCCCGCCCCCCTCTGTCTCGCCTCAAATGAGAATAGATATCACTTGATGCGTTCGCGCCCGGTTTTCGTTCGATGGCAGGGCCAGCACAGGCTTTCGAGGTTCGAATCGTCATCGGTACCCCCATGAGCCTTGGCCTTGATGTGGTCAACCGTCTTTGCTGCGACAGCTCGCCCACTGCGAAGGCAGTTCTGGCATAAATGGTTATCGCGTTTCAGGATGCGCGCACGCCTGATATCCCACTGGCTACCGTAGCCACGCTCGTGGCGACTCTTTCCCTGTTGATGCTGTTGCCAGCCTTCATTGCGGTGCTTCTCGCAGAAGCCTGAGCGGTCTGTGGTAGTTCCAGGGCATCCACGCTTACGGCACGCACGAGGTATTAAAGTTGGCATGCTTAATCTCACTAATTTGGTGTGTTTCACTTTCTATCCATGATGTTCACGACATAATGATCAGGCCACAATATTGTGGTCATACCTATGGGGGTTTCCATGCCATTAAAACCAGGACAAAACAGTGGTAACGATGGTGGTGTTTATCGTGAACAAGGTCCGAGAGGAGGAAAGACAGATAACTTTACTACGATTCCTGACAACAGGACTGCACCACCTACCTCCAAACCAGGAGGATCTTGGGTCCCCGTAAAAAGAACCCCAGATAGTAAAAGATAAGTATCAAAGCCGGTATATACCGGCTTTTTGCTGCTGCGGACTCAAAGTGATTTTTTTTTGGAGCAATTCGCGGATACCGATCTATTGTGCGCCAGAATGTCGCGCTTCGTCTGCTTATCCAGCACATCGATATCGTGGTCAGTCAGGTAGATGATCCGCACCCAACTGCAGGCCGTATCAACGACTACCGGGGCGGGTAAACTTTTCGCGCAGCTCCCGATCAACATCGTCATCAGGCATATGGCTAACAGTCTGCTGTACATCGCTTGCCTCTTTAGTGACTTCTGCCTTACGTTCTGCCGCGGCGACGATGGCAGCGGCGTTCTCTTCGTTGCGCTGCTGCTCGGCCTTTGATTCAGCTTTACTGGTCCCGCGAGCGTGGCCAATACCGAACGCGGCAGCGATAGCGCCCAGGATGACGACCACCAGCCCCGCGATAATTTCGAAGCTCATTTCTGCGGATCCTTCAGTTCGTCGGCCTTCTCTTTCAATGAAGGCTGTCGCACGTATTGCGATAGCACGGCCAGCACCACCAGCGCAGGGCTAATCAGTGCCACGATGTTTGGCGGGAGGATGTTTTTAATGTCCGGCGGCAGAACCGCCCAGGCGTGCAGCGCAGCATCCGGGAACGACTGTGCCCACATGCCAACCAGCGCGCCGATAGCCCCCAGCTTTACAGACCACGTTTTCAGCAGCAGGCTGGCATGGTCTACGAACTCCAGCCGGGTATATTTGCGCAGAAGTAGCAGAACGAGCACAGCCACCAGCAAGAGCAAAGCGAAAATAACCATCTTCACAGGACACGCTCCTTAACCCAGCCGTAAAGAAAATCCTCGTTGGCTTCGCGGCCCTCCGCCAGTTCGAGGTATCTGGCACCCTGGCTGCAGTTCAGCGCGCGCAACAGAACCTGTTCACCCTCTTTTCCACGGGCTGAAAGATATGCCTTAAGCGCGGTGATGGTGCGGGGACCAATGGCACCATCCGGGATCAGATCGGGATACAGCTTCCCGCGCATGTTCAGAGCAGTAAGCCAGCGCTGGAAAAACTTACTGGCAACCGATGGCCCCATGTTCACCCCAGTGTCGCAAAGCTCATCCGCCAGTAACGTAGACAAACTTGCCACCTGGTCGAACCGGGGACCTGTCCAGTAATCGCTCAGCAGGATTTGCTTTGCTGTTTCCCTGGGCAGGTTCCGCATATCACCGATGTAGCCATGTGCACGGGCGGTGGTTTGCGTGATGCCCCAGCGGGTCGGCCCGCCTTTATCAGAGGGGTGATCGACATAACCCCCTTCCTTTCCGAGGATGCCCTCGATAATTTGATCTGCTGTCATGGTTAAGCCTTGTTATCGCCGCCACCGATACCGAATCGGCTGCCAAGATATTTCATTGCAAACGCCCTGATGGCGTCTACGCCTACGAACCCCACCCCACCGCCAATAGTGATTGAGAGAGTTTTGGGGAAGTCGAAGTATTCAAGCGCCGATGCGAATGTCAGCGTTAGAGCCCCACACAGAAGCCCTTCAAGAACCATCTTTTTCCAGCCGCCGCCGCTATAGGCGATACGTAGACCCGCCATAAAAACTGAGAGCAGCACGGCCCCCAGCGGCGTGTCTCCGCGCCACCAGCTCTGCAGCAACTCCAGCAGATCAGGCCAGTTACTCGGGTTAGTTGGCATTTTCATATTCTCCACCTCCGGGTTAACGGGGTGCTGTGGGTATTGGAAAGGGATCAGGCTGGCGGGCTCTTATATCAAAGGGTAAGTACGGAGTGATTCCCGAAGCCTGAAATTTATGGTCACCGAAGCATCTAGATGCCAGGTTCTCTTGTGTTTTATTGAATTGCCTTTTTTGACCGGTATCTCACACTTCCTTTCCATTTTAACGGTATATGTTAAGCGCCAGCTTTTTCTGGCAATGACTTCACACAGGAGTAGAGATGCTTACAGCTAAAGATGATGCCTACATTTTAAAAAGTGATGGCAGCAGATGCGGTCCGTATAAGGCAAAGTTTGCAGGGGATACAGTTATCGTAAACGACAAAATGGCCGACATTGATGACGGAGATACTGTTATTCGAGTCCTTCCAAACGGTAAGGAAGAACATAAGGAAATTTATAAGGCTAATTTTTACGACACTGGCATTGGCGGATTTGGTCCACACTTCCAACTCAAAGTTGGTCCCAAAAAGGTTCAACCTGCTGTCTCTTCACAGCAAATCAACATTCACGGAGGAAATGTCCAGATTGGAGATCATAACCGTCAGGAGATTACCAATAGCATCGAAACTCTGAATAACTTAATAAATAGCTCACAGGGTACGCCACAGCAGAAAGAAGAGGCAAAGGGGCTGCTAAGAAAGTTAGCAGAACACCCATTGCTTACTGCTATTGCCGGTGGGGCTATAGGACTGCTCTAGATGTGAAAAACCCGCACAATGGCGGGTTTCTTTTTTCTGTTCAGTTGCTCAGTTCGCTTTAACGTCCCGAGCCTATCACAATTCAAGCACTTTCCGCGCAACTATTCAAGTAAAATCTGTCGCCATTTGTGCCGAATGCGTCACACATTGGTGCGTAAAGCATCGATTCTGCAAGATTTAGCCAAACATCGATCCTGCTCTCACAAGTCCGCAAGCACCATTCTGGATGCTTTTCGTTTAGCTCTTTCGCCATCGCCTTCTTACTCATGCGGTAGACATATCGATCCCTGATTAACTTATAGAGAGCTTTATTACCGGAACGCACAAGCTGAGCACTAAGCACAGAATCAATTATCAACCCTTCCTCGTCAGTACAAAAAGCCAGACCGCTTTTATTTTTACCACTGAGGATTTCCTTAAAGAACGCTTCCAGCTCTGGCTTGGTAATGCCTGATTTTTTCATACGGCGCAAAGCATCGTTTATAGCAGTCTTCGTTATCTTCCCTGACGCCAAAAGCTGATTGAACATATTTCCACCACTACCGCCGCCGATATAGGACCAGCGGCCCCACATACGCAGCTTCCCCTGAATCCAGATGGCCTCCAGCGTTTTCAGCCTGACCATTTCACCAGCTTTTCCAACCTCGGACGGGTTAATCATTATGCGTTCTCCACTATGCCAGCACGCCAATTG